TCCAGCTCCGCTCAAAAAGGTAGAGCCATCCGTGCTCAACCGCAACTGAAGATCACGGTCATCCGTTCCAGGGACCACACCCCATGCACTAATCTCAATCTCGTCATAGATGCCATCAGTCCAGAATACATCATGATTGGATACAGCGGAAATACCGGTCTGATCATCAATGACCTCCCAGCCCTGAGTCTGCCCAGAACTAAGCCCTTCAAGAAAATCAGTTCCATCCGTCTTACGAATTTCGTCAATGCCAGCGATACGCCCGGTCATGTCTTAGGCTCCGACAGTCTGGATGTCGTACTCTAAGCGCCAGTCCACAGTTTCAGCAGCCGTACCGGTTACACGCAGGCGACCTTCATCGGAGCCGTCATCCCCAACCCAATCGACAGTCCAACCGGTACCGTCAGGATCGGTAGTGTTGACGATGGAACCCTTGGCAGTGGTAGTACCGCCCTCATTCTGAACCGATGCGAGGACTTCGAACATGAAGCTGTCTCCATCGTCGTCCTTGTAGCCCGTGCCCCAACCACGGATGGTAACCAGCTTATTCGAGGCTACTGAGACTGCCGCCAGAACCGTCTGAGTTCCGTCCGTCGTCTGTACAGTGTCCACGATCCGGCTGTCGCCTGCCCCACCTCCAATCTCCGCAAAGGTCATGGCGGTGGCACCAATAGTGACCGCAGCGATGTTGGTCATCTGCCAGATAGTCTGTGCATTGGCCGTGCCCTCGTTGACAGCGACCACGAAGCCCAGCACCGCATCCTTATCATCGTCGAGGTCGTCGGTACGAACGGGGGCACCAGAAGCCTGCACGATATAGAGCCCATCCTCAGCGGAGCCCTGATCCTTAATCAGAACCCGGTCGTCAGCCACCAAGACCACATCGTCAATGGTATCACCCGCCTCCACATCAGTGGCGAGGGTCAAGGAGGCCGTCGTTGCTACCACCACCGGGTCCTTAATCGGGGTGCCTTCGAACACGATAGCGTCCTCGGCATTGTTCACGGTCATCCGCGTGCCGCTCTCCCCAGCGAAAGAGGAAGGGACATCCGTCAGCGAGAGAAACGTGCCAGTGGACAGAAGCAGAGCGAACGTCAGTGCCGTGCTATCTACCGTGATGGCCCCCGTCGTGGTGTGAAGCCAGACCGTGGCTGCATTGGACGAACCCTCCAGCACGGGAATCATGACCGGGCTCTCCTGCATGTCGAGAGCATCGTCGAAATCTTCGACACGGATCGGCGGTGCGGCAGTCTGCACGTAGTAGATGCCGTTCTCCTCACCCGCTGCCTGATCCTTGACGAGCACGCGGTCGAATTCTGCCAGAGTTACGCCGTCGAGAACATCACCCGTTTCGATCTCGGTGGCCAGGGTGATGGCTCCCGTCGTAGCCGCGATCACATTGCGCTTGGCCGCCGTACCCACGAACTCCAGGGCCGTCTCACCGTCGTTGACCTGAGGGTGCCTGCCGCTCTCACCAGTGTACGCACCGGGAGTGTCCGTCAGCCCGAGCCAACTGGCTACGGACAATGCCAAGGCAGACAGATCGAAGAAATCGGTGCCGTCGTAATGGAAGATCGACGCCTCGCCCACAGCGATCACCGGCTGACCCGAGCCACCAGAAGCCGAGTTGCGGATCGTCATCACGTCATCGGTGTTGTTCACCACCGCCAGGGTCCGATTGTTGGTGTCGGGCATGTCGATATTGTGAGGAGCGCCCGGCGTACCACCCAACTCGATAACGAAGTTCTCGCGTGTCTCCGTAGTCGTGAACGAAGTGTCCGCGCTGATCGTCTTCAAGACGTTGTTGTTCATCGCCCGATCCAAGAGATTGTGAGCTGCGTTGGCAGTCACTTCCTTCTGGTTCTGCGAAGCAGCAATGTCAGGAATCTGAAGATTTTCGGTAGCCATGACTTTCCCTTTACGTTACCAGCTTAACATTCACAGGGCTGTACAAGCCCGTCTCACTCCGCTGCTCAGTCTCCACGGTGATACCGGGCGCGAGGCCAGATGCAGAAATATTGATCACGTCAATGCCAAACCTAGCCGTGGAGAACAGGGTTCCCGCGTTACGGGTCTGAATGCGGCATCGCAACTTCGTAGCGCCGGTAACCCCGACAATCTGGAGAGGCAAAGAGGAGTGTTCGGTCCCATCCTGCTCCGTTCCGATGCGGCCCCAATTACCATCGGTAAAACCGTGTCCGCTGGTCAGAGAGAAGACACCCGTCGAGACCTGTCCGAGGTTAGAACCGGCATCATTGTAGAGTGCCAGCAAAATCTGAAGTGCCGGAACGGGATTACCGTCATCGTGCATCGCACACCACATATTCATGGTGAACGTAGTCTCCAGAATATTATTCAGGTCCATCCCCAGCTCATCAACGATGTCCAGGTTATAGTAGATCAGACCCGTCGTTCCATCATTACCTGGATGCTGGTCGATGGCCATAAAAGTGCTGTTGCCGGATGCCGCCGGAGGACCAGAAATACCAGTGTACGAAGACACGATGGACACCGGCCCAGCAGTATCCTCCTCAACCCAACCGCCAGACAGGGGAGCAGTCGCGCCACCAAAATCGCCATCGGGCTCCGTGAAGCCATCGCGGACGGGCATGATCTGCTCGTCGAAGCTACCTCCGGTACCACCGAGGTCCACTTCAGCCTTCGTGAAGTTTACGATCCTAGCATCGGTCACAGTCTTGACTACGAACCGGTCCTGAGAAATGGTAGAGAGGGCAACCCGGTACTCCTCAATACTCTCATTGAACACGACCTCACCCGTTCCGTCAAGCCATTCAGCCGCCAGAGGCCCGCGAGCCCGGCGCTGCCAGCCCACATCCAACCCACCGCTACCATCTGCCGCAGCCGTGGGATGAACCGGGAAGTACGGCTTAAGATCGCGACCGGTATAGATGTGGCTCACCAGGGTAGCATCTTCGAGCAGAGTACCAATGGTGACACCCTTGAAGAACAGAGCCGTGTCCAGCTCCGAGAGAATGAGGGCCTGCCGAATGATGGGACTGGCCTCCTTTACATTCGTAGCACCCGACAGCAACACCACCCGGTCACCGACCGTAATACCCAGATCAGCAATGTCCTCCGTACCCAACCGACCACGAAGCAGCCGCGTCAGAGTGATGGTCAGGTCCGAATTGACGACTGCCGTCTCGAAACTAAGAACCTCAACCTGATCATCGCTCGCACGAATGATGCCCAGAGTGTTGGCTCCAGCCAGCACGATCTCCTCGTTAGCTGCGGTGGACCAAGCATCAGCACGGCGCAATGCTGTGATCACCAAAGTACCACCGTCTTCCGTTTCCTGCCAGCGGTTCGGGAAGTCTCCATTGACAATGTTCCAAGCACTCGGAGCGGTCTGCACAATGCCAATGGCTGCCTCCGCATTAACCGTTCCGGTAACGCTGTAGTCTACATCATCCTGTGACTTCAGGACAGAGGAACCGGGCCAACCGTCGTCGAATGCGCTAACTACCATGTAGGCGTTCGACAGAGAGTTGATGTTCAGGTCCAACAAACTGAGAATAGGTGCATCGAAGGGGAACAGACGAGTGGGCAAGCTCGAAGGGACGGTGGTGCCAACATGACCACTGGCGGACCCAGCAGCGACCGTGGAGCTATACTGCCTAGTGTCCTCTACAATACCGACAACCTCAATGGCCCAACCAGCTCCTACATCCATCTCCCCCATGCGAAGCTGAGCCGTCTCTCCAAAGACCCCCATGCTAAACACGTCGGTCGCGTCCAACTTGATGTAAGTCCATGGCACGACAGTCTTATAAGTGATGCGCTCGTTCCACGCCGTCCACAACTTCTGCTGGGCCATGCGCTTCATAGGCTGAGCCTGATCAACGATAGGCACGTCCAGCGTCAGTTCCGTCTTCGAACTCATAGTAGGATTCGGGAACAACTGCCGCTTGTCGTGTTCGAAGGCGATCTGATAATCGGTGTCCTTATCCCGATACCTCACACCCAACCGCATAGGCAGTGCGAGGTCATCCATGCGCGTCTCCTGGACGGCAGGGGTGTCGGTCTGATCCCGGCCACGCTTCAGCTCGCCCACATCCTCCTCAGGAATAGTGAGAACGGAAGACGCTCCACGCTTTGGAAACTTCATAATCCAATCGGACTGTACGCCGTCGAAGTCCCATCGTGCGCGCAAGGGCTGGAGTGCGGACTTCATGGTGCTCTTACGGGTCAGCGTGTAGCCGAGCACCGTATCACCGGCCAGAGTGGTCACGTCAAGGTCGGATGCGATCAGCCCTGCCATGACCTGACGCTGGTAAGAAGTAGAGAGAGCGAACACAACGCTGTCAAGGCCAACCCCGAGCCCGCTTACGCGGTTCACGAAAACCTTGAGCATCCGCTCGTCAGTTACCGCAGTTGACGCGAGGTCCACACGCGAGAACATTACCGCCTGAACCCGGTCATCCCAGACCATAGACTGCTCGTGCATCACACCGTCATCACCACTCGGCCACGGAATGTCATCCGTCCTGATATCCCGAATAGTTTCCAGGGTGCGAGTGTCGATGACACGGATGGTACCGTTGAACGTGTCGGAGATACCATAGGCAATGATGTCTCCGCTGTAATAATTATTCCGTCCCTGGAAACCGTCCGTGGCCCTATTCGCGAGAACCGTATCAGTATCCGGGTTGTAAAGCACAATGGAGCCACTGTTGCTCAGGATCAGGTCACCATTCGGCTGGTTGATCGCCCACCCCTTGATCTGCGTCGTACCTTCGAAATCATCTCCACCCGAGATGGAGCCCCGAGAGAACTGCTTCACGAGAGTGATATCCACAGAGGCCAGCCGGATGGGAACGGGAGGATCACCGAGCCCGATACCATAAGTAGGAGTGACCTTCCACAGATCGTAGGTGTTGTTTCCCGTGTTCGGAAGGAAAAGGAACATACGACCACGGTCATGATCCGGCAATGCTGTCGCCAACTGCCAGGACTCGGTATGGAACCCGTCCGCCGTGGAAAACGTGTGGACAACCGGAGTGGTGAACCCGGATGGGAGAGGCATCAACCCTGGATCGACAACAGACCCGAGACCGTTTGTAGTTACACCACTATAGCCATTCAGGTGAACCACCATGCTGCCAATGCCCAAACCGAGGATGACAGAATTCAACTGGAACCACTGCCCCTGGTTGCCGAAGCTGTCGTCATCATCTGGCAGGTCCAGACCAGACGATCCGAACGTAGCAACCTGCACGCCGGTTTCGATGTCCACCTTCTGGAGCGGCCCCGAGTTGGACACGCCCGTCTGGCTATACGCAAATCCATCGCGCCCGACACAGGGAGAGGAGAACCCACTCGAACCAATGTAATTACGAAACACCCAATCGGATGCGGTCACCGCAAATGTACCCGTGCTACCAATCTTGAGAGAATAGTACGAGTTGGTTGCAGGATTGTAGCTCGCGTAAGAGATGTCCGCACCAGACAGCGAGCCCGGAGGGTTGAGACTGGACGGCTCTACCATACCCAAAACAGGGGTGCTAACCTGAGAGTTGTATGTGATCTCGGCGGTGAAGTTCGGAATGCGATTGCCATAATCAGCCAGAGGCATCCGGTCAAACTTACTGGTGGTGAGGTGACGATATGCAGAGATGTCAGAGCCACGACGCGACACCTCCTCCGGGTCCTGAACCTGGGTAAGTCCACCGGGATAGAACGTATGGGTCACGCCATTCTTGAGAATCTGAGACGAGCCGGATGCGTCGATGATAACCTTGCCGTCCCCCCACAAGCGGAGCAACTCATCGGCACCCTCGATACCCCAGGCAACGCGCACGGTGAGGAAGTAGGTGTAGGTGGTGGAGTTAACTGTAGGCCCGCCACCGAGACCGCCGCCCTTGAATACGTCCAGGATGCTACCGCCACCCGAGGTCTCCGTGTTGACAACCTCCTCGATAGCCGGATCGGTCGTGTCGATGATGTTGCCGCTCACCCGGTCGGTGCCGAAGATGATGTTCACGAACTTCCCGTAGGTGGCAGACGTGAAACCAAGTTCCGTCAGCCGGGGACCTTCCTGATTGATATCCGGCGGCGGAAACAGTTCGTTCATCACGAGACCAATCGCGATGTTGACTGCTGCACTGATGAGAAGCTGAGCCATTAGTTATGGTCCTCTGGGAACCGCCAAACGGAGCTGATCTTCTTCTTCACTTCAGGGGTAAGTGGATCACGGGTAACCTTACGGTGAGGAGCATAGGCGTGAATGTACCATTCATCGCCCCTCTCGTCGATCTCATACACCCCAAGGTGAACAGGCCATCCCTGGCTGTTAAGTCGAAGGATGTCGCCGTGCTCGTGGCGTCCATAAGGGAGCTGCCTACACCCGGTATCCAGCATGAACTTCGTGAACTCCTGGACATTGGGCCTATCCGAGTACGCCGTGGTATCCTTGTCGGTGATGTCAAGCAGATGGGCGATCACAATGACCAGCCCCGCACAGTCCAGACCAAACTGGTTGCGTCCCTGCTTGCGGTACCGCACACCAACAAGCCCGTTGGCGACGTACACGATGTCGTTTGCCTTCTTATGCACCGATCTCACCTCGCGTCTGGGTACTGGCCGAGAGTATCTTCGCCCGGCACGAACCATTCGGCCACGGCGTTAATCGCATTGGTAAACTTAGTGATACAGGTCGTCTCCGTCTTGTCGCACCCAGCAAAGATGCGCAACTTGTCCCCAACCTCAATATCGAATGGCATGTCGGAAAACAGCTCGATCACCTGGGTGCCAGCGCCCTCAGTAAAGTCGCGTACCTCCTTGCCCCGGCCAGCGTTGACACCAGACTCAAAAAATGCAGCACCGCCATTAAACCAGTCGTTCGGGAAGCCGAGAGAGGACGGCAGGTTATTCGATCCTACTGCCTGACCCGAGGTCGGCGTCAACTCCGTCACCGTGAAGATGCGTCGAGGATCGGAACCATTCACTGCCGTCACCTCAGCGAAGCGCATCCACGAGTGGTTGGCCGTCAGCGTGGCGGTACCCTGGCTGTGGGAATTTCCAATGGTAGTATCTGGAGCGGCGATAGACCCACCCGAGGTTCCTGCCGTCGTCACCTCATAGATTCGATCCCCATAGTCTTCCCAGATAAACGGTCCCGCTCCCGGTGTCACAGGGATAGTTACGAAGTCACCAAGCGAGTATGCCGTGTTGATAGCAATGTGGCTTACGGGGAACGTCCGATCAGTCTTATTGGCTGGCTCCTTCTCGTCCCAGAATACAGGCACCCGGCAACGGATGTCTCCCAAGTCCGCGCGGCAATCCTTGCTGTAGTTCTCACCGGTCTCCTTGGAGTACACCTGCACCAGCGAGCGCACAGTCACACGGAAAGTACCCTGTGTGGTGACTACCACCTCCCCGAACTGACCACGGAAAATCTTGACAATGCCCATCGAGGCACTCGTGTCCTGATGATTGAACACGAAAATCTTGAAATCTGCGAAGTCGAACAGGCCACGGCGCAACTCCGTCTCGTCCAGCACATCGTTATTGAAGATACCGAGGACATCCAAGTTGTCTACGTTCAGCTCAGCATCATTCTGAATGTTGGAGCGAGCCACACCTTCGGATGCCGAATACACCTGCTCACCCAGCCCATCACCAACGTCAATGGTAATGTTCTCCGACGATGTAGTGACACGGAAAATCTCCTCGTCAGTCCGAGTGATAAGGGCAGCGGTGGCAAGGGTAGTGACTTCCTGCGCGGTGTGAACATCCATCGCCGCCTGAGTGGACTTTACCATTAGTCAATTCCATTTCCACGCAGCTCCACCCATGGTACGTTGGGCCACGAGCCCGCATTGAACATCTCCAGGTTGACCTTGAGGTCATCAGTGTTCAGCCGACCATGCAGATCAAACTCGCACCGAAACTCCAGCAGCTCCTCACCGCCAGGGCCAGTGCCGCCCGTGGAGGCAGGGGGCGTACCCATCTTGAACAGACCACGGTCGGCGTCAATAGTGAAGTCACCGGGATTGGTCTGAAGCACGCCGTCCAGGGTCAGTTCAATCTGAGCATTGTCCACCAGCTTGGTAAGCAGACGGTCAAACGTAACACCCCCGAAGGTGTACCGCTTGAAAATCTGGAAGTCGGTAGTAGAGTCATCACCCAATCCGAGAAACTGACGCGACACTCCAGCCGTCGATCCGTTCTGGTATCCGATTTCAAAATCCGACCAATCCTTCATACGGAATGAATGAGCCTTGCCCATGACGATGTAGAAGAAGTTGATCAGTTCGTCAAGGTCCAACATGGTGTCAGCCGGGTCCATCTGATGCTTCAACAGCAGACCGTAACCCAGGTCGAACTCGGCACGAGGCACCGACCAATTAACATTGCGCTTCTCGAAGCCGCTATCCAGCTCCAGCACCGAAGTGTTGAAGCGGGCACCGCCAAGCGCGCCACGTTCGATGTTTTCGTTCAAACGAACACCTACCAGGAAAGCCATTAGCGCCTCCTCCTCGCCTGTCCCATACCGGCCAGCAGCCTATTCTGAAGCTGGGACTGAGACCGATTGAAGCTGTCCGCGTCCTTGGTCTCCACATTGAACACGATGTTGGTCGGCCCGCCCATGGGAGCCCCACCCTGGTTCTTCGGAGTGATGGTTACCTCCTCATTATCCCGTGCCCTGAAAGCCACCAGCCGATTGTCGAGGCCAGGGAGGGATGCAGCAGCCGCACCAGCCCCAACCGTAAACTGACCGCCATGCTTGAACCCGAACAGACCACCAAAAAGCGAGGCTACCAACCCACCGGGGCCTGCGGCGTTCGCGCCACCCGTGGAACCTGCGGGACCACCAAGCATAGGGAAAGCACTACCGATGCCAGCGATAGCCTGCTGAGTGCCCAGGCGAAGAAGCTGCTCTCCGAAGTTACGGAAGAAACTATTGACACTGATCTTACCCGTCTGGGCGAATTCGACAACCGCGTCTTCGATGTTCTTGAAGGCATCCGTGAAGGCCGCTTCGGTGAACGCTGCGCTGTCCGTAGCATCCTGCTGCAACTTCAGGAATGCCCGCTGCATACCACTGGTCGCATCGCGCTGACCCTCCAAGAAGGCGATGGCAGACTTACGAGACAGGAACTCGAACTCTCCCTGCAAGATGATACCCTTCCTGAGAGCGTTGTTCAAAACTTCCTGCTCCTCAGCCGCCTCCTCAATCGTCTTATTGGCTCCGATCTGATCCCGAATGGACCGCCTGATCAACTCTGCCTTGTCCACCCGCAACTTGATGCCCTTGGCCTCAGCCTCGTTGATGGTCTTCAAAATATCCTTCGTTGCCTCGCGAACAGCAAGCAGAGGAAAGTGCGCAGCTTCCAAACTACGGAGAGAATCCGTGAGACTCTCAATTTCCTTAGCAGCCTTCTTGGCCTCCGTACCGGAGTCTCCAAGAATACTCTCCAAAGTACGTCCTGCGTCAACTTCCTTAGGGCGATTAGCCAAAGCGATCAAACGACGATCTGCTGCTTCAAGTCCTGACCGAAGGGCCTCCGCAGCAGCGGCAGCCACCACCTCAGCCCGACGC